CCTGACATCATTCAATTCATTGAGATGCGTAAGCCAACAGGTGATCAGAACCTACGCACATTAAACCTGCATCATGGTGTTAACATCACTGATAAGTTTATGAACCTTATTGAAGCATGTATGAAGGATGGTGATGTTGATGATACATGGGAACTAATCAATCCATCTAATGGTGAAGTGGTAGATACCATCTCGGCTAAGTATTTGTGGCAGAAGCTGTTAGAGTTGCGTATGCAAACAGGTGAACCTTACTTCGTCTTTATTGATGAAGCTAACCGACAGCTACCACAGCACTTGAAAGACAAAGGACTATCTATCAATGGTAGTAATTTATGTACGGAAATTTTTCTTCCAACAAGTAAAGAACGTACAGCTGTGTGTTGTCTGTCTTCACTAAACTTAGAATACTATGACAACTGGAAGAACCATCCACAGTTTATTAAGGATGTGTTAGAGATGTTGGACAATGTGTTGGAAGTGTTTATCAAGGATGCACCAGCTGGTGTCATTGACAGAGCTACACATTCAGCCATGATGGAGCGTAGTGTAGGCTTAGGAGCACTTGGCTTTCATGCATACCTACAGAAGAACACAATTCCTATGGAAGGTGTGATGGCTAAGATTATTAACAATGAAATATTTAAGCATATCAAAACACATGCTGATAAAGCGAATGAAGAACTGGCTACGGAACGTGGTAGTTGTCCTGATGCACTTTCTTCTGGGCTTCATAAGCGTTTTAGTCATACAATGGCTATTGCACCTAATGCAAGCAGTAGTTTAATTATGGGTAATACTAGTCCTTCTATTGAGCCTTACCGCGCTAACGTATTTAGACAAGACACTTTGAGTGGAGCACATGTATATAAGAACAGATTTCTACAGGATGAACTACAACGCCTTGGCATGGACGATGATGACACTTGGGCATCAATCATTGCCAATGATGGTAGTGTGCAGCACCTATCTATTAACGATACATTGAAGGCTTCGTTTAAGACAGCTATGGAGATTGACCAGCGTTGGTTGGTAGAGCTAGCTGGTGATAGACAGAAATATATTGATCAAGGTCAAAGCTTAAATCTGTTCTTTCCACCTGACACATCCATCAAGTATTTACATACCATTCACTTCTCGGCATGGAAGAATGGACTCAAGAGTTTGTACTACCTGCGTAGTGATAAAGTGCGTAAGGCTGATAAGGTTGGTGCCGCTGTAGAGCGCAGAGCTATTGAAGATAATATTGATTTATCTTCTGTAGTTAACGGTGATAGTTGTTTGGCATGCGAAGGCTAGTAGAACTATCTTTGGTACGGTGGTTAGAAATAATCACCTGCCTTCACATCATTGCCAACACATGGCGGCATTGGTAAAAAGGAAGAACAAATGAAAAAAGATTTAACACAAGAGCGTAGTAGCTTCAAACCATTTACTTACCCTTGGGCGTATGACGCTTGGTTACAGCATGAGCAAAGTCACTGGCTACATAGCGAAGTGTCTATGGGTGAGGATGTCAAAGACTACCAAAAGAAACTAAATAAAGAAGAGCGTGAATTTCTATCAAAGATATTGCGCTTCTTTGTGCAGGGTGACTTAGACATTGGTGATGGTTACTACACCCATTACATCCCTACGTTTAAGCAGCCTGAGGTAAGGATGATGATGAGTGGGTTTGCTGGACGTGAGGCGTTACATGTAGCAGCATATGCTCACCTCATTGAAACACTTGGCCTACCTGAATCAACCTACAACGAGTTTCTAGAGTACGGTGAGATGGTGGATAAGCATGAGTATATACAAGGCTTAGACGACAAGCCTATGGCTGAAAAGATTGCTACCATCTCTGCCTTTGGTGAAGGCATGCAATTGTTCTCAAGCTTTGTTATGTTGCTAAACTTTGCACGTAACGGCAAGCTAAAAGGGCTGGGTCAGATTATCGCTTGGAGTCAGACAGATGAGTCTATGCATGCAGACGGTATGATTAAAGTGTACCGTGAATGGGTTAGACAGAATCCTAAAGAGTCTAGCTCGGATGCTATTAAAGAGATAGCTAAGAAGATGGTAGATCTTGAGGATGCTTTCATTGACCTAGCTTTTAACATGTGTACATTTGATGGGCTGACAGCAGAGGACGTTAAACTATACATTCGTTACATTGCCGATAGACGTTTAATTTCTATGGGTATGAAGGGAATCTATAAGATTAAAAAGAATCCATTGCCGTGGGTAGACGGTATGCTGGGTGTTACCCACACTAGTTTCTTTGAGCAGAAGGTGACTGATTACAGTAAAGGTGCTACTAAAGGAGACTGGGCTGATGTATGGGGAAAAGCTGCTTAAGTAGGCTATAATGAAAGCGTATGTGTTGTAATGATATATACGCTTTTTCTTTAACTAACAATCAGGAAACTAATGGCTACTCGTAATAAGCGACAATCAGTTGATACAGCAACAACAGAGACAGCTGCCTCTCCACAGCAACAACGTCTTAAAATTAAACTAAATGACATCTCCTTGGTCAAGCCTAAGACAGCTAAGCAAAAAGAGTTCTTTGATCAGTACCAACAAGGCAGCTACTTCGGTGCTCTGTCAGGTGTTGCAGGTACAGGCAAGACATACATTGCTTTTTATAAAGCTCTACAGGAAGTGATGGATAATACCAACCCTTATAAGAAGCTGGTAATTATTCGTAGCTCAGTTCAAAGTAGAGAGATGGGACACTTGCCCGGTGATGCTGATGAAAAGATGGGAATGTTTACAGAGCCTTATAAACAAATTGCTGCTGATCTGTTTAAACGTAAGGACGCATGGGATAGGTTGGTAGAACAAAACTATGTTGAGTTTCTATCTACATCATTCATTCGAGGCACAACATTTAACAATGCCATTGTGTTGTTAGATGAGAGCCAAAACTGTACCATGCATGAGCTAGATACAATCATCACTCGCATTGGTCATACATCTAAATTCTTTTTATGTGGTGACTACAGGCAGGTTGATTTGAAGAAGAAAGATGATAAGAGTGGATTGTTAGATTTCTTATTTATTCTTCGTAGCATGAAGGAGTTTATTGAGATTGAGTTTGGCATTGAAGATATTGTACGTAGTAGCTTAGTAAAGAATTACATCATTGCTAAGACACGCTGGGAAGATAATAAGGAGAATAAATAATGTCTATTAGTTATGGACTACGACAAGGTATTGGTTTTGATATTGAGTATAGTAATAACGTCTATCACGTTGTTGATACAGGAGATGATGAGGAAGAAATGATGGCCTTTGAAGGCATGATAATCAAACTACCATTCTGTTACATCTACTATGGGGACTTCTATACATTGGAGGATGTTCACTAATGGTAGAAGTTATTATCACAGGAGATATGCTGATAGAGGCCAGAGACAAAGCAGCAGAGATGGGACAGCTACGTAACTCCATCACCAGAGGTGCAGGCAATATAGCTGGCTTCCTAGGTGAAGCTATAGCACAGAAGGTGATGGGTGGTACATTAGCTAACACATATGAATACGATTTAGTAATGGAGGATGGAACCACTGTAGATGTTAAAACAAAGCAAACTTCTGTGAAGCCTCTTGAAACTTATGAGTGTTCTATCGCTGCTCTTAATGATACTCAAGAGTGTGACTACTACGCCTTTGTTAGGGTGAAGAATGATTTCACTGTTGGATGGTATTTAGGAGTGTATAATAAACATCAGTATATTAGAGACAGTGTGTTTATGAAGAAGGGTGACAAAGACCCTAGTAATGGTTATGTGGTAAAATCAGATTGTCATAACCTAGCAATTTCACAACTTAAGGGAGACATTAATGCAGCCAAAGAGACAACATAATGGGGAACGTTCAGCACCTTTGAAGATTCAATATGGTCAAGGTGCTTATGCTTTTAGTAGGGGATGGTTGAGGAATCAATATGATCCTGATACTGTTCAAGGTAAAGAATGGCAGAGAGGTTTTGATGCTTCATTCTTTGATAACCAAGACAGGCTTAGTAAGTGATGATTGCGGGAGTACCAGAATGCTCTTCTAAAGCATAGTACTGTAACGGAGTCAATGCAGGTTCGAATCCTGTCTCCCGCGCCAATAAAGAAAGCCAGCATTGCGCTGGCTTTTCTATTATCTGCTTAGTAGTTTATTAGTTTGGGAAACTAAACCACCACTAGCGAATAACCCTAGGTCTTTGACATCTTCTATGTAGTCCTCTAAAGCTGAGTAATCATTGGCTTCTTCTAGTGTAACTCCTTCATTGTCGTTAGCATATCTTTGGTTAATAATTCTACGTTCATCAGCAGTTAATCTATTGAAGGTCATTTTATCGATACGAGCTTTATCTACACCTTCCATGTCTTCTTTAACATTTTCACGCGCTAACCTCATCTCTTCCCCTACAGCTTTTGTCAACTGGTAGCGAGCTTCTGTGACTGGTAGATTGTTATAATCAGGGTTGCCCATCAATTCTTCTACTCTAGCTATCACCATAGGGTTAGCCATTTCTACGACCTTTTTATCAAAGACTTTATCTCCACTACCACTACCGTATAATTTGTAAGGATTAATAGCAACTCTATCAAATTCTCTTTCAGCAGGAGTTTTAGTTGGCTGCTGTGATAGACCAATAAGCCTGTTAAAGACTTGGTTTTCTCTGTACAGAGTACCTTCTCTACCTCTTACTACGGCTTCTTCTAAATCTTCTTTTAAGATAGGAATCTTAGACTGTATTCGCTGACCTGCTGCCTGCATACCTCTTTCTAAGGGTGATGCATCATCATCCAATATATTAGGGTCACGAACAACAGTTCCTTCTTCTCTGAATAAATCCATTAAATCATATACGTTTTTAACTACAAACGGCTGAACAAAACGTGCGCCATAGTCGCCTAATATTTTAAAGATTCCTTCAGTAACTTTTTCAGTGCTTTTCTCGGAGCTTGCCATCTCAGCCATCTGCTGGAATAATTGATTCTGACTACCAGAGGAAAGCTTCATACCTAATACAGATTCTGTAAGTGGTCCTGCATCAATAGCTTCGTTGTTCTTAGCTTTAAATAAAAAGTCTGCAATATATAAGGCAGGAGCTAAAGGAAACACGGCTCTAACATCCATTGTACCTCTATTGGTTTTCATTTCACCTGCGTTAATGTCTTGATTTTCAGTTCTGTATTGATAAGCCCAAGCTAGTGCTGCCGTACCAACAACACCTTGAGAAATCTTTTCTTTACCGTCCCTAATAAGCTGAACTTTCCTAGCCTCTGAAATATTTTTAGATGCCAAACCTTTTAATATATCAGCACCTCCGCTGACACCCCCTAACATACTATACTTATATTGAAAGGCTATAGCATTAGCCATGAAGCGAGGAAACGTGGCGATTGTTGAGCCTACAACAGGTACAAATTCAACAGCGTCAATTAACTTTTTAGCACCAGTCTCTGCTATGTTTTCAAAAGAAGTTAGAGGCTTAGCTTTAGGAGCATAAGATAAAGTCATTTTAAGACTATCATCAGCAGCTCTGGATAAGATAGCTGAAGGAACAAGTTTATCATCCGCTAATACCTGCATCATGTCTATGCCCTGTGCTCTCAATTGTTTTTGAACAGAGGCAGCGAACACAGCTCTTCTGAAAAAAGCATCTTGAGCAGCATTCAATACTGAAACGTGTTGAGCTATTTTAAATACATCATCTCTTGAACCTTCTTGCATTGCGCCTAGTAGATTATTACGTAAGGCAGGATTAGAGCTTAATAGCTTATCTGTTATATCTGCGGCTAAACCATTATTTTTTAGATAGTACATAGTACCTAAAGCATCTTTAATGGAATCACCAGCCATAGCTGTAATAGACATATCAGATACATCCTTACCCATAGCTGCTTTACCTGCTTTAGTTAAAGCAAATACAGAGGTGTTATATGTTCCCTCTACAAGATTAGCCGCTGCCTTCAGGGGTATGCCTATACCACTACCTGCTATGTTCCTGATACTGGTATCAATACCACTGGTAATAAAAGCTTTACCTGTCTTGTCTACCTTCTGCATAAATTGCCAACTCTTACCGAACCATCCTTTTTCAGTGTCCATCTTGCCATAAATTTCTTCCATCTCTTTATCGAAAGCTGGGCTAATACTCCGGAGTCTACTGAAAAGTTTTGACGCTGTTGAGTATGCTTGCAGTACAGAACCAGCTTCTGATACTGTCATTTTATTAGCAGCAGCAAATTGTTTAGGTGTTAATCCTTCAGCAATAATGGCTTGTTCTAATACTGCGTCATCTACTTGGTCGAGTTGTTGGAATATTTTATAAACAGTATCTGAACTGGTGTCTCCTTTTAAAATCAATTCAGGTTGATTCTCAGCGATACTCATTGCAACACGAACAGCTCTAGCGCTCATGTCTTTAGAGATTTGCTCAGCTGATAAAGAAGTACCTTTTCCTAATGATTGTAATACTCTCTTGCCTTCTTCTTTGATGCCAGCTTGCTCCGCTAACTTTTCTGCTGCCGCATCCGTAACCTTTTGTGTTTTCTGTCCCGGTACTGGCATCTTTACTTTACCAGATTTAACAAGCTCTGCTTGCTTATCCTTTAGAAAACTACCAGCTTCTTTAGCTGCTTTCCTAGTATCTAGATAAACACTACCACCACCTAATACACCAGCTAACACACCTATTACAGCTGCTTCAGAATAGGATATGTCTTTTACTTCTTTACCTAGTAGTTTATCTACCTGTCTGTC